TGGGGTAATGATTTGGCAAATGGATATGGTACAACATCGTTTTCTTGGCAAAATGTTGCAGAGAGTAGAGGGAAAATTTATGCAACATCAAATGCACCTGTTGCGGTGATATTGGGCGGTTACCGTGACGATGGTGTGTATGCTGGGTCGCGTGCCTCGCATTGGAACTATTATGTTTGGAATACGAATTGGAGCATTGGTTGTCGTTTCGCCTGTGACCACCTGCAACTTGTATAAGTGAGCGAAAGCGAACTTTAAACAATGAATGGAACAGATAAATTAATAATCATTGAAAAATATGATGAGTTTGTAAATTATGTTTATCCCGTGTTGCAAAATATTGCAAGAAAACACGGGATATTAAAAGAGAAAACAATCAACAGTATATTTGAGCAAATAGAGTTATTTTATAAAGCTATAAAATCAAATCAAAAATCAAGATTATATGAAGCAGATGCAAATTTGGCAATAATAAGATATTATTTAAGATTTCTTGCGGATAGAAATAGAAAATTAATATCTCAACATCAGCATCAAGTGGCATCAATAAAAATTGCGGAAGTAGGAAAAATTTTACATAGTTGGTTGAATAAATAAAAACTTAGGGCAAATAATACAGCGGTGATATTGGGCGGTAACCGTGACAATGGTGTGAATGCTGGGTCGCGTGCCTCGAATTGGAACAATTATGTTTGGAATACGAATTGGAACATTGGTTGTCGTTTCGCCTGTGAGTATAGTTTTTGCACTCAATAATAGTTAAGGCTTTATTGGTGCGACTTTTTAATATGGTCAGATTATTTGTCCTGCGAAAGCGAACACATTAATGGGTTTGTAAAAATGGGAGTAGCCAAAAGGTGAAAGCATAAGACAACACAAAAAAGAAAGCGAAAAATGGGAAAGAAACATAAACATCTTTTTGAACAAGTTGTTGATATAAACAACATTAGATTGGCATACAACAAAGCAGTAAGAGGCGGAAATAGATATACAATTTCGCATCTAAAATTCAAAGAAAATCTTGAAGCAAATTTGCATTTATTACAGCAAAGTTTGATTAATGGAACTTACAAAAGAGGTGCTTATCACACATTTAGTGTGTATGAGCCAAAAGAAAGATTAATAAGTGCATTGCCTTTTCGTGATAGAGTAGTGCAACATTGTTTAAATAATATATTGCAACCAATTTTTGAAAAATTGTTTTATTATGGAAGTTATGCTTGCAGACCAAACAAAGGTGTGCATAATGGTGTAAAAGATGTACAAGCAACAATTAGAAGATTGGCAAAGCAAGGAAATGTTTATTATCTAAAAATGGATTTTTCAAAATATTTTCACTCAATAGACAAAGAAATATTATTTAAAGAGGTTGAGAAGAAAATCACAGATAAAAAAGTATTAAAAGTTTTAAAAGATTTTGATGGATGCACAGGTGCAGGAATACCAATTGGAAATTTACTATCACAACTTTTTGCAAATATTTATGGAAATATATTTGATAGATTTATAAAAACAAAAATAAAAGCAAAGCATTATTTTAGGTATATGGATGATACAGTTATAATATCAAACAGCAAAAAAGAATTAGTTTTGATACAAAAGAAATTAAAAATATTTGCAAGATTATTTATGAAATTAAAATTTAGCAAATGGTTTATTGAGAGCATATCAAAACCATTAAATTTTTTAGGATATAGAATAACACCAAAATATAAATTAATTAGAAAAGATAGCGTGGTTAGAGCAAAAAGGAAAATAAAAAGATATAAAAGGTATAATAATCAAGAAAAGCTTAAAATGTTTTTGGCATCTTGGCTTGGGCATTTAAAAAGTGCAGATAGTTACAATCTTAAAAAATACATACAAAAGGAGTTCAGATTATGGCAAATGAGATTAACTTGATTACTTGCATTGAGGAAGTAACAAAAAGGCAAATTGTAATGAAAGGTACAACATATGTGTACTTTGATACAAAAGAAAATGTTGAAGATAGTGTAATTGAAGATGCAACAGCACTAAAAACAAAAAAAGAGGCAGAGCAAGAAAAGGCAGATATAAAAACAAATGGTGAAATTTACACATTAAATGGTGTAGATTATAAAATTCCATTTATGAAAGATGATGCGGATGGTGTTGTGCAAGTAACACTTGGTTTTATGAAAAGTGCATTTGAGCAAACAACAATTGTGTTTTCAAATGGTGTTGAGCTACCAATTAAAGCAACAGAGTTTGATGATTTCGCAACGTGGTTTGCAGAAAAAAGAAACAGTTTTTTTGTGTAGGTGAAAAATGAATTATCCAAAAGTGAAACCAACAATCAGCAATAAATATGTTTTATTAGAAAACTATCAAGTTGAAAATGTAAGAGTGCCAAAAGGATATGAAACAAATGGTGCAGATGTACCGCGTGCTTTTTGGTGGTTTGTGCCACCATTTAAGCCAAAGTTTTTGCCTGCAATAATAATACACGATTATTTATGCGATAGAGAAAAATATCAACTTGCAGATGCACTTTTTGAAAGAACATTATTTGCAATTGAAAAATCACTTATAACAAAAACAATGGTAAAATCTGTAAAAATATATCATAAAATAAAATATGGAATGTGAAAGATGCTTGGGGATGAACAATCAATTGATATTGAAAGAGGTGTAAGTATAAAGCTTGCAAATGGTGCAAATAAAAATCTTGCAGTTGATGGAAGCGTTACACCTGTTGAATTTGTAGCAATGCCAAATGCAGGTGAAAAATGGCGTGTAACAAGAATGGTTGGATATTTAGAGGGTGCAAATCCTTTTAGTTCAGAAAAATTTGCAGATTTATTAGAACTTGCAAACGGTGTTGATGTTGTAATGAACGGAACAGTAATAACAACTTGGAACACAAATAGAGATATTGCAAGCCAAATACCTGTTTTAACAGCACCAAAAGCACTTGGGAAAGAAGATAGAACACTTGCAGGTGAGTGGGATATTGTAAAAGCATTTGGTAAAGCATTACTTGTTGATGATAGAGGTATTAAATTTGTTATCAATGACAACTTATCAACTTTAGCATCATTTACAATACAAGTACAAGGGCAAAGGGTGTAAAATGGAAAGTTGGCAAATAAGTTTGGTTATTGGTGTGCTTACATATTTTTCAATGTTTATTACAATGAGAAATAAAACTGACCAACACAGCCTTGATATAAAAGAGATAAAAGAAAAAAGTGAACGGCACAAAAAAGAAGATGATATTTTGCACGGCAAGATGTTTGATAAACTTGATGAAGTAAACAAAGAAATTGCAACACACAAAGTATTTATTGGAAATGCACCAACAATGGAGCAAGTAAGAAATGAGTTTGTTACAAAAGAAATGTTTAAACAGATGGAAAAACACATTGATGAAAAGTTTGATAAAGTTGAAAATGGTATTGATAAAATACTTAGCAAATTAGAAAAAGAGAGGTAAGGAAAAATGGAAACAACAACACAAGAGTTGATTTATCAGTTTGTGGTAATTTTTGTTAGTGGTATTTTGGCAATTTTAGGTGCTTATGTAAAACAGCTTATTAAAACAAAAATTGATGTTGAAAAATACGGTTTTGAAAATGAGAGAGTTGAAAGAATTATTGACAATGCAATAAATTTTGCAGAGCAAAAAGGAAAAGAGTTTGCAAAGGCACAAACAGTAAAAGTTGCATCAAATGAAAAGCTTGATTTTGCAAGAAAATACATAAATGGTGTGGATAAAAAAATTGTTGAAAAGTATGGAACACAACTTGATGATATGATTGCAAGAAAAGTTGCACAAAAATTTGGTGTGTAAAAAATGGAAATTGTAACAACAGTTTTGAATTTTATTAAAAGTTTATTTGTGCCAATTGGTGCTTATGTATTTGGTAAAAAATCAAAAGAAAACGAACAATTAAAGGCGGAAAATGAAAAGCTTAAAGAGTATAAAAACATTGATGATGATGAGTATTGTGCTAATGATGTTTATGATGCAAGGATGTGGGGCAAAAAATAGCATTTGCCCTACATATCCAAAGCCAACACAGGATGTATTGAATAAAATACAATCTTTAAAAGATGATAGTGTTGATAAATGGATGATTGAGCAATACAAATTAAATATTAAATTAGGAGTTTGTAGAGAATGAAAACACCAACACAAAGTATAAAAATTGGAATAAAAGATTATTATGCAACATATCAAGATGCAGTAAATCTTTTATGGGAACACAGCAAAGAGGTGGCAGGAATGCCAATTGAAAATTGGTTTATAGCACAAGCAACACAAGAAAGCAGATTTAACACACTTGCGGTTTCACCTGTTGGTGCAAAAGGTGTTGCACAGTTTATGGAATACACAGCAAAAGAGGTTGAGAAACAATTAAAACATCTTGATTTGTTTAAAGATGGTTTTGATAGAGAAAATGCAACACAAAGCATTTATGCACAAGTGCATTATATGAACAAGCTTTTTAAAACTTGGAGTTGGAAAAGAACAGACACAAGCAGAATGCAACTTGCACTTGCATCATACAATGCAGGAGCAGGAAACATCATAAAAGCACAAAAATTAAGTGGTGGCAAAAAGCATTGGTTGGAAATTAAAAGCCATTTAAAAAAGGTCACAGGGCAACACAGTAAAGAAACAATAAAATATGTTTCTATAATTACAGATTTTGCAATAATTGTTGAAGATTACAAGCAAGATTAACACACAACCTGCACCACTTGGTGCAGGATTTACACAACTTTTTAATAAAAATCTACAAAAAAATATATAAAATCAAAAAAAACACTTGACAAAATAAAAAAAACTTGGTAATATTTCAATATAACACAAAAAAGAGGTGTGAAATGAAATTATTTAGACACAAGAAAACAAACAACTTGTTGAAATTAAAAAAGAAACACAGCGAAAATGTAGCAACTTTTTATGTAATGAATGAAGATTTAACACATAAAAAAACAAGTGCAGGAATGATTGGAAATAAAGAATACAATCAACTAGCAGTTTGCAAAATTGAAAATATAATTGAGGTTGCATAATGACTAAAGCACAATTTATAAAAGAGGCAAAAGCACTTGGGTATTCAAAATACAAAGAATTTGTTATTGCATTAGGTTATCACGAAAGAACACTTGACAGGTACAAGCAAGATGAGGAAATATCAAAAAAGATAACACAGGCGGTTAATGAGTTTAAAGGTGGTAGTGTTAAAGTTGATGCACAAAAAACAACACAGAAAAAAAACACAACACAAAAAACACAACACAAAAAACACAACACAAAAAACACAACACAAAAAGAAAAGTGTGTTAAAAAAGAAACACAAGAAAAAGTTGTTGAAGATAAAAAAGAAGAAATTGAAACACATATACATACACAAGATGTTGAGCAAGAAAACACAAGACAACCAATTGAAAAAACACACACAATTGGAATTGATATATCAAATGAAGATTATCACGCAAGCAACAGAATGAGTGTATCAAAATTAAAAGTATTAATTGACAATGCAAAAGAATTTGAAAGCAAATATATAAAAAAAGAGATTGAGCAAAAAGATACAGATGCACTTATTGTTGGAAAATTACATCACACATTGGTTATGGAGCCACACAAATTTAATGATGAATACACAATAATTGATTTACCATCAAGACCTGTTAAAGATGATTTGGTTGATGCACTTGAAAAGCTTGGTGGTGAAGTAGATTTAAAAGAGAATGGCAGAGGCGAAATAGTTGTTGCAGATACAGTTGAGCAGTTAAAAGCAAAAATTGATGCAATAAAAGGAACAACGCAAAAAACAGTATGCACTAAAGCACAATATGATTTGGCAAAAGAAACAGCACAAAAAGCACTTGATAGTTGGTTTGAGATTGTACACGGTGGTAAAACACTTTTAAAGGCACAATTGAAGCAATTATTAGAGTTAGACAAGTGTTATGTTGAAAAAACTTTTTACGGTGTAATTGATGGTGTAGATGTGCAGGTGCGACCAGATATTTTAATTAATCTCGGAGCAAAACACGATGTGTGGTTTGTGATTGATTTAAAAACATTAGAAGTTGCAACACCTGCAATGTTTGTCAAACAAGGCGGTGCATTTTATTGGCATATGCAAGAGCAATTTTATCTTGAAGTATTAAGACAAAATGGAATAAATCCAAAAGCATTTTATTTTAATTGTGCAGGAAAAAAAGAGTTTAGCGGTGCAGGTTTTTTTGAGTGGGGTGCAACAACAAAAGATGAGGCAAAAAAAGTGCTAAAAGCAGGATTTAGAAAATATAAATATTGTGTTGAAAACAATATTTTTCTTGAAGCAAGTTTTGATTATCAAAATTTAAAGTTTCAACCAATAACAACTTTAGAAGTGCCTGCATATGTAATGCACCAATTTGGGGATATGGGAGTATAAAAAATGAAAAATAAAATTATAGAAACGGTTAATAAAATGAGTGATGCAGAAATTGCAAAACTTTATGAATATTTATTTGGAGCAGGTGCAACACAAGATGCAAAAATTGATGCAGACCATAAAATGCTTGAAAAAAAGTTTGGCATTAAAACAATGCAGGATTTTGCACAAATGTGTATTGGAACTGTTATTGGTATTGATACACTTGCAGATTTTGTTAAATATAGAAATGAAATTAAAAAGCCATTAAAAACAGCAAGACCACTTAAAGCATATGCACAAGAACTTATTAAAATATCAAATGCAGGGCTTGATGCAAGAAGTGCAATTGAAATAATGAAACAGCACGAATGGCAAACATTAAATATTGAGTGGATAAGAAAAAAAATGCCACAACAAGCAACAAATGCAGATTTGGCACAGTTTGGATTTAAGCCACAGCACACACAGGAGTTATTAAAATGAATAGAGTACAATTTTTAATGCAAGGATTAGAGATAAATGAGATACAAGCATTACTTGTGAGTGAACTTATTGCAGATATACCAAACGATAAGTTAAAAGATTTTTTGGTATTTCGTATGAGATTTATTGACCAATACAAAAGCAAAGAATTAATTACAAAAGAGGCACTATATGAATATCAAAAGATAAAAGTACAACACAGATTAAGAGCAGGTGAAAATGTATTTGAAACAGTTGAGCAGGTGCAAGAGTATGTTGAAGCACACTTTAAAGGAAAAGAAATTGGATATGGACTTGGAGCATACAAAGAATTTGTTGTGATTGCAATGGATAGGGATTGCAACTTATTAAATACATATTATGCACCAAATGGGAATTTTTATAAATTAACAAGTGTTGAAAAAGAAAAGGTTTATAAATTTTTATTTGAAAATCAACACAGGATTGGTGATGTAAAAAGAATACCATACTATGATGATACAAAACAAATTGAAGCACCAAAGAAAGAAGATGATAAAAGCTACATTGCACCAAAAGTGCTTGAACTAATGAATGGAACAGTTAAAAAAATAAACAAGGAGCAAATAAAATGAGTGTAGATTTAAAAATTACAAATCCAAAAACAGGATTAAGTAAAACAGTTAATGCAGATAGTTACACGGTGCAAGACTTCAAAAGAACATTTGAAGTTTATGTTGATGCAGGATTTAGTATAAAAATTATAAGAGGGGCAAGAAAATGTTAAATATGACACAAAAACAATGGGTTGAAAATAGACTAAATGAAAACGGTGCAATAACAAGAAATGAGTGTTTAAGAAATTATATATCACGACTTGGTGCAATAATCGCTATGCTTAAAAATGATGGTTGGGAGTTTGAAACACAATATATTGATGTTAAAACACCATTTGGAACAGGTAAAGATTATCAATATACAGTTATTAAAAATCCAACACAAAAAGAGGTGTAAGATGTTAAATGAAGTATTAAAGCTAACAAATGGCGAAATTAAAACAAGTACAAAATTAAAACTTGACAATTGTGTGTTTTGTAATAGTGAAAAAATAGCAATAATTGCAAATCTATCAAGTGATAAAAGTGGAACAATAAAAAATTGGTATGTTGAATGTCAAAATTGTTTTGCACAAGGAAGTAAGACAAAAACACAAAATGATGCAATTGCATATTGGAACAGAGAGCCACAATATATTCAAGACAATATAACACCAAATCTTTTTGAACAATAACACCTGCACCAATTGGTGCAGGATTTACACAACTTTTTAATAAAAATCTACAAAAAAATATATAAAATCAAAAAAAACACTTGACAAAATAAAAAAAACTTGGTAATATTTCAGTATATCAAAACAAAAGAGGTATTAAAATGAAGTTTACACAGTTTGATGGAATTATGGAATATGAAAATCCATTTGATAGTTCAAGTCATAGACAACAAATATTTCAAAGAAACAATCCAAAAATTTTTGAAATTGAAAATGCTATGATTGTAAAAGTTAGTGATGAGCAATTTGATTATTTGGTGAACGGAAATTTAATAACGCAAAGATGTGGAGCATCAAAAGAACTTCTTGAAAAGCTTGTAAAGCATAATGTAAAAGCAAAAGATTATGATTTGATGTTTAAAATATCAAAAGGTGAGGTGTAAAATGAAAAAAGAAAAAAGATACACAGTAACGATTGATTTATATGTGTATGCAGAAAATGATGAGCAGGCAATAAAAGAGGCACAATTTTATGTTGAACACAACAGATTGGTTGAGGATAACAAAGCAAGTATCGTTTCAATACACGAAACACCATTTGGAAACATAGGTGATGCTAGAAATATACTTTGGGGCGGAAATTGGACTTTTGAAAAAGAAAAATTAAATAAAGGAAATAGAGCATTAAACCTTGATTGTATGGGGAGATTTTAGAGATGAAAAAAGTTTATGAAGTAACATTTAACGATATTGTACTTTTAAGAAGTTCAACAAAAAAGAGTGCAATTGATTTTTTAAAAACTCTTAATAAAAACCATATGAGAATAAAATCAATAATTGAAAAAATTGAAAAAGATGGTGGGCAAGTATTTGGTACAGTTTATGTTGATAGAAAAGAGGGTGATTACGTTTACCCTGTAAAAGAAAAAAGGCTTTAAGATGTTATGTTACAAAGAAATATATGGTGATGATGCAGATGGCAACAGAGGCATGGCAGTAATTAATTATGAAATTACAGATGATGATAAAGATGAGGTTTGCGAAAAGCTTTATGATTTATTTATTGATGGTGAAACAGGGGAGCAATGTATTTTAATGTATTGCCATTTAACAGGTGAAGATGTGAGTGTTGAAGTTGATATTGATGAGTATATTGATGAATTGATTAAAGTGGCAGATAAAGATGAAGATATAAAAGATGATGAAGATTTGCAAGAGTGGTTAAAAGAGTTAAAGAAAAAACAAGAGGTGCAAAATGAGCAATAACACAAATTTAAAACTTTGGGAGCAAGTAGAAAAAACACCAAAAGAGTTAATTGAAAAAGTTGATGCAGGCGATGGAAAGCAATTAAACACGGTTGCATCAATAAACAGAATTAAAAAAGCAACAGAGTTGTTTGGTGTATATGGAAAAAATTGGGGATTAAAAGATATTAAGCACAGCGAAAAAAGAATTTTTAACACATTAATTCTTGGTGAACTTGAAGCAATATTTTTTTACACACACAACGATGTAAAAATTGAATTTGAAATATCAAACAGCACACCAATTGTTTCACAAGAAGATAAAAAGCTAAAAGTAAATTACACATACAGAAAAGCACTTGAAACTGATACCATAACAAAAGCATTATCAAGGCTTGGATTTAATGCAGATATTTACACAGATGGTGAACTTGTTGCAAGCACAGCACAACAAGATGAACTTGCAGAACTTGATTTGGTACAAATAAAAAGTGAGGGTGAAGATGCAACACAATCATAATTTGATAGTGAAATATCTTGAAATAATACAGCAACAAGAAACAATGATAAATGAGTTGAGCAAATCAAATACAAAACTTGTGCAAAGAAACAAAGAGTTAAAACAACACAAAATGATGTATAAGGAAAATGCACAACATTGGAAAACACAACACGATATTTTAAAAAGTTGTGTTGATGATATTACACAAAAATGTGTTAATGTGTATGAAGCAAATGCAATAAAAATATATAAAGAAAATGAAAGGTTTTAATTATGGAAAATTTAACTTATAGTTTATACTTTGGCTTGATATGGTTTTGCTTTTTATTGTTTGTTATTTTTGACAATAGGAAAGAGATATTAAAAAATAGAATTTCGTTTGATGGATTTTGGATTGTACTTTTTTTGCCAACAATAATTGCAATTTTAATTGAGTATTTATTTATAAGGTAGAAAAAAATGATTGAGCCATACACAAAAGAAAAACAGCTTAATAAAAACAGAATTAAGCAAAAAAAAGAAAGCACATTTGGAAAGAAAAAATATCCTTGGAACAATAAAGGGAAAAACACAAAGCCAAAAATAAAGAAAACAGATTTGATTGATGAGGATTATTTAAAATGGTTATCACAAAAAGCCTGTGTTGTAACAGGACAAAAAGCAAAAAGAGGTGCGGGTGCTTATGATTTACACATACATCACATTTATAGCAGGAACAAAGGAAGAAATGATTATTTAGCTGTGCCACTTATGGGATTTGTACATAGTTGGGGTGATTTGGCATATCACAGCAACACAAAAGATGATTATATTAAAAAACACAAGTTGATGGTTGAAGATATAATTGAGTATTTTGAAGATTGTGCAAATGAATTTTTGAAAGAATATAAAGAATTAAATAAAATCCAAAAAAACACTTGACACATTAAAATAAATTTGATACAATACTTAAATAAAAACATAAAAGGAGCAAAAACAGATGTTAGAAGAAATAAAACAGCTTTTATCAATAAAAGATAAAAATGATAAATATGTTATTGATGCAGATGAGGTTGCAAACATAACAGGAAAACACAGGGAAAGTGTTTATGTAAGTAGAAAAAAAGATTGTAAACTTGATAAGCTTGCAATTTTTGAAAAAATAAAAGAAATTGTTGAAAAAGCATCTTTTAAAGAAACAAAAGTTGCAGGCGATAGAATGGGTGTGTTAAATGGTTTAGATGGAATGCTAAAAGAAAACACAAGATATGAAATTTCAATTGTAGAGGTAAAGTAAAATGGCAAAAAATGAATTTAATCCAAAAGATGTTTTGGAAATTGCAAGACAATCAAAAGTTGGTGCATATGTAAACATTGAAAATTATGATGATTTTAAGGCAATGATTGAGGCAACAGATAATGTTGCAGATATGTTTGGTGAAGTTGAAAAAACAATTGCACAAAAACTTGAAGCAGGAAAAGATATAAAAAGAGTAGTTGACACATATGCAAGACCATTGAAAGATGCAGATGTGAGGTTAAGAGGCTTTTTAACACAATGGATGTTAGATAATAATGTGAAAAGATTTGATGGTAAAGATATTAAAAGTATTACTTTACAAAATGAAAAAACAACTAAGGGGGTTATTAGCAAAAAACAAATTATGGTTAAAAGAAAATATGTTGATGTTGACACATTATCAAAAGATGATTTGATTGAAATGTTAGAGCAACAAGGTGTAAAAACAAGAATTGATACAGTTGAAACAGAAACAACAAAACCTGCGACAATAAGAATACAAAAATAAAAAAGTGAGGATACATAAATGAAATTGACAGCAAAAATAAACAATGTAGATGTAAGATTTAGTGGAGCAAAAGAAGATGTTGCATATATTGCAAAAACACTTCTTATTGGTGAGAAAAAACAATCAAAAAGTATTGGTACTAAAAAATCAAAAACTTTAATTAAAAAAGTTGATGCAGTAACAGTTGAGATAAACGGTGTAAAATTATCGCCAGATGATAAATCAGTAAGCAAAGTTGCAGGAACAGATTATTGTGTGTATGAGCAAAATGGAACATATGTAATTAGTGACAATAAGAATGTTAAAAATGCAAAAAAAATTGGTGGTTTTCATTATGGTTTAATTAGTGAAAATTTTATTGCACAAAACAACATTGACAAAAAACACGCATCAAAAATTGCAGGTATCAACGCTTATTCAATTTGGGATGAAAAGCACAGACCAACTTGTGAGCCTTATGGTATGGTATATGTTAAAAAAGCAAATATTTGGGTTGATATTTATTTGTGTAATTCAGATTACAAAAATGTTGGAACATCATTTGCAAAGGGTGCAATTCTTGCAGGACATGAGAGTGAGGGCAGAGAATTGCCAAACGATTTTGAAGAGTTTAAATATAAAGATTTTGTTGATGCAGGAAATGAATTTGGAAAAAGAATGCTAACAAAAGATGAATTTCAAATCGCAATGGATGGGGTAAAAGAAAATGTAAGTGCGGAAGATTTAGACAATGGGAAAATACAACATATTGACTTTTTAACATCAAAGTTTGGAATTGAGCAAGCGACAGGCGTTCAATGGGTTTGGAGTGCGGACAAATACAAAGATTATGATGATACAGCGGTGGTGTTGGGCGGTCACCGTGGCCATGGTGTGTATGCTGGGTCGCGTGCCTCGAATTGGTACAATTATGTTTGGACTACGTATTGGGCCGTTGGTTGTCGTTTCGCCTGTGACCACCTGCAACCTGCAAAATGAGCGAAAGCGAATTTTAAAGGGGTATAATATGGAAAAAGAGATAAGATTAACAATTGATAATTTATTTTTGCGGGGGGGGGGTAATACTCGGCTCGCAAGATTTGGTTGATATTTTTCAATATGCAATTGATAACGATATTGTGCAAGTATCAAAAAGCAAAGGGAAAACAATAGTTAAAATAAAAGAAAAAAAGGAAGAAAAGCAAAATGAAAAAAAATGATTTAAAACTAATATCATCTTTTATTGCAAATAAAGATGCAAAGCAAGAATTAAATTTTGCATTAGTTGGGAACGGTGCTATTTATGCAACAGACACAAGAAAAGCAATACAGTTTAATTTTAAAGAGATTAGAGGAAAAGCATTAATACATAAAAAACTTTTTAAAGGACTTGAAGCGATACTTGGAAAAGATGAATATTTACATTTTGAAAATGATTGCCTGCACACAGACAATGTAAAATTAAACATTGATACAGGATATTACATTGAAGATGAAAACGGTAAAAATAAAATAGGTGCAAAAGCAGAGCATTATCCTGATATTAATAGAATTATAGATATGCAGTTGCCAAATCATTTTGCACTTGAAAGTATTGATGATTTACAATGGGAATTAACGCAAAAAAATTGCTTTATTGATGATTTACACTTAAATCCTGTAATTTCTTATAATGACTGTTCAATGTTTGATATTTATTACAAGCCACAAATGGTTAATGAAAAACAAGAACTTGAAACAGCAACAGTAAAAATTGTAGGAAATAAAGCAGATGAAAATGGTGTTGTTTTTACGCAGTTTATTGCAGTATTTATGGGTAGAAAATTTGAAAGCAAAGCAAAGCAGGAGTTTTAAAAATGAGAATTGATTTAACAGGTGTTGATGCAGAGCAAGATGAGCGTGTATATATAAAAAAAGAGGGTGAATTTACACTAAAAGTTGTAAAAGTAACACAAGGTAAAACATCAAACAATAATGACCAAATAAAAGTGCATTTTCAAGATAGAAACGGGCATTATGCAATAGATGAATTTGTTTTAACACAAAATGCACTTTGGAAATTAAAAGTATTAAGCAAAGCATTAAAATTGCCAAATGTTATTGATACAAATATGTTTATTGACAGATATGTTAAAGCAACAGTCAAAGCAAAAGCAACACAAAATAGTGGAACTATTTATGAAATAAAAAAATATGAAGCATCAAATCTAACAAATACATATGTTGCACAAGAACCACGAGTTGTATATGAGAAACATACCCATGCACAAAACCATCAAGCAAATAAACAAGAGTTTGATGAAGATGAAATACCATTTTAATGGATATTAGAAAACTAATGCTTGATGCAAACGACAAGCAGGGCAATGAGTACAAAGAGGGGTGGAATGATGCAATTTGTTATCTTAATGATAATTTTTGCATCACAACACGAAAAGGTGAGCCAATACAAATAAGTTTTGAACTAAGTATTGATGAAAACACAATGAAAGAAAAGATAAAAGAGGTGCAAGATGCAGAATGAAAAGAGTATTGAAAATGAAGTGCAAGAAGAAAAAACATTTTCAGAAAACGAAATAAAAAAAAGATTGAAAGCAAGAAGCAAATCAGAGTTGATAAATATAATTATAAATTTATCTTCAAAAATTGATGAACTAAAAGAGAGCGTAAAAGATGGAAAAGAGTAAATCACAACTTAGAGCAAAAAGACAAAAAAGACAAAGAAATAAAGAAAAGGTGGAAAAATAAAATGTTTAATGGAAAGCTAAATGAATTTTGTAAAATTCAAAATGAAAATGTAAGAGCAAAAGGATTTTGGGATAGTATGGATAAAGCAACAGTTCTTGCACAATTTAGCGGTGAAGATGCAGGGCAAAACACAAAAGATATTCTTGGTGCTTTTATATCTCAAAAAATAGCATTAATTATGAGTGAGTGCGGTGAAAGTTTAGAGGCTATGAGAAAAAACAATTATGGCTTAGAGCAAAAAGATACATTTGAAGATGAGATTGCAGATGTATTTATTAGATTGTGTGATTTATGCGGTGAACTTGATATTGATATTGAAAAACAAATTGAGTGGAAAACAAATCACAATAAATCAAGACCAAATAAACACGGTAAAAGTTTTTAATGACTTCAATAACAGGATTTAAAAAAGGTGATATTGCACAAAACGCATTTAACCAAAAAGTAATAATTCACGATATAAGCAAATGTGAAATTGTTTTTGAGTGGCTTGATGTTGGGAAAGTTGAAGTTTTAAATGAAGATGAATTTGATGCAATTTTTAAAAAGGCAAATGATGAGCAAGAGAAAGAAAAGCAGTAAAAATCAAGAAAAAGAATTAATGATTATTCAATGTTCAATGTTTTATATAACACTATTCTTGGAGCAAGCAGGAGTTATAAAAAACAACACATTTGTTAAAGATGCAGAAAAAGATTTTGAAGATATACAAGGTGCAATAAAACTTGGAAAGCAATTGATGTTTATTTTAAGCAAGGTAAACATCAACCTGCAAAATAAAACGCTTGATAAAGCAAATAAAGCAATGATTAACACAGGATATGAAAAAGGATTTAATTATCTTGTGTTTGTTCTAACACTACTTATGGAATACAAAGAAAATTTTAAAAATAAAATCTATATACTACCAATTAGCTACAATCAATTAAACACACTTTATGATGAATATTTTACACTTGGATTAAAAGATACAGAGCAAATGGAAGTAATAAAAGATAGTATGGAAGTAGCAAGTTTGTTTTATCAAGAGGTTTTGAATTATGGCAATTAAAATTGTAAACAAAGCACTTGATAAATATGTTGAATGCACACTTTATGGCTTTGTATTTGATAATAGAAAAGTAAAAGTTGAAAGAAGTACACAAAAAGAGTTAAGGGAATTAAATGTTAAACGAACACATAATAAAAAAAATAAACGAAGTAGAAACAAAAAGTGATTATGATTATTTAATGAATAGCTTTAAATTGAGTTCAGCACCACTTGAATTAAGACAAGAGGCAATGAAAGCATTACAAGGAAAATATCCATCATTTGATGATACAAAACACATTGCATCAAAAGAAGTTTTACAAATGATAAAAGATGGTGAAGCAGATATTGATGATATAAATGGCTACTAACACAAAAAAATCAAATAAAAACAACACAGTGCTAAAAGATTGCATAAAATGTGTAAGCAGTAAAACACATAATAATGTGTTGTATTGTAAGCTAAGAATGAAAGATGATAAAATATACACAGAAAGTGCAAAAGTAACACAACAAGATTGCATATGGTTTGATGAAAAGGGGAATTATGGAAAAGCAACACAAAAACACAATTAGTATAATAATGCAACTTACAGGAACAAAAATAACATTTTGTTACGGACACAAGGCATATCATAAATATGTAAAAAAGAATTTAAAAGCAATAGAATATATTAATGAGGGCGGTGTGTGTACATCTTGGAAAGGAAAAGATTTTCAAATAGTGGTGGGAGTTAAAAAAAATAAAGATATTTACGCACTAAAAGCACTAATAGTACACGAATTAAGCCACGCAGTAACACAATATTTTAATGAATACGGATTTAAGTGTGATGAACAAAGAAGTTATACATTGCAATATCTATATCAAAACATAATGCCATTCATTGATGAGATAGTAACAAGAGATTATAATATAAGCATAGAGAAAAAACAAAACACAAAAGGTAAACACAATGGCAAATAATAAACTAACACCAAAACAAGAATTATTTTGCTTAGAGTATATAAAAGATTTAAACGGTACACAAGCATATTATCGTGCAGGGTATAAGGCAAAAAATGACAACACAGCAAGAACACAAGCACACAACCTGTTGACAAAACCTAACATTGAGGCAAAAATAAACGAATTAAAAGCAGAAAGAGAAAAAAAGCTTGAAATTGATGCAGAGTGGGTATTGAATGAAGCAATTGAAATATACAAGATTGCAAAAGGTGAAAAGCCACACACATTAAGTCGTGTAAAAAATGGTGTAAGTGAAAAAATAGAGATACACAAAACAAATTTGCGTGAAGCCTGCAAAGCATTAGAGATTATTGGAAAACACACAAGTATAAAAGCATTTGAAAAAGAAGTTGATTTGGGCAACAGCACAATAATAACAGTTAAAGCACCAAAGGAATTTGAATAATATGTGTTACACAAAACACAACACAAAAGTTGTGTACACAAAAACAACACATAAATTTACACAACACATAATTACACAAAGCAAAAGTTGTGTTGAGGATTACACAAGATGAGCAAAAAGCAAAAACACATAACTGTTGATTTAACACAGTTGCCACAAATGACAAATGATGTGTATGTGCCATACTATATGAATAAAACAAGATACCTTGTGTTATATGGTGGTGCAGGCAGTGGAAAATCTGTGTTTGTTGGTCAAAAAATTGTGTATAGAATGTTAACAGAGCAAAAACACAAATTTTTAGTTGCAAGAAAAGTTGAGGCAACAATAAGAGAGAGTGCAAGAGCAGAAATTATTGGTGCAATTCAAAGTATGGGATTGGAAAGCCTTTTTAACTATTCAACAGCACAAACAGGTGAAATGACAATAAGTTGTGTTAATGGAAACAAAATCATATTTAGAGGACTTGACAATAAAGAGAAACTAAAATCAATAAAAGATATTACAGGTTTATGGCTTGAAGAGGCAAGTGATTTTACGCTTGATGATTTTACACAGCTTGATTTGAGATTAAGAGGTAAACACATACACAATTACAAACAAGTAATTTTGAGTTTTAATCCAATATCATCTAAGCATTGGTTAAAAACAAGATTTTTTGATTTAAAAGATGAAGATGCAACAGTATTACACACAACATATTTGCACAATAGATTTCTTGATGATAAATATATTCAAATGTTGGAAAAATTAAAACACACAAATTACACATATTATCAAGTTTATGCACTTGGTAAATGGGGTGTGTTAAAAGGCTTAATTTACACAGATTACACAATAATTGATGAAATGCCAAAAGATACACCAATACACAGATGGGGGCAAGATTTTGGATTTAATAATCCATCGGCAACAGTTGAAATTAAAATTGATGGTCACAATCTATATATCAATGAACTACTTTATGAAACACAATTAACTAACACACAATTAATGCACAAGTTAAAAACAAATTATCCGCACATACAAAACATAAAAGGGTTTTTAGATAGTGCGGAGCCTGCAAGAATAGCAGATTTTGAAAAAGCAGGGTTTAATGTGTTGCCTGCATTAAAAGATGTAACAGCAGGTATTGACAAAATACAATCAATGAATATATTTGTAACAAAAAATAGTGTTAATGTAATTAATGAACTTGATTTGTATGTGTGGAAACTTGACAGAAACAATGAGCCACTTGATGAGCCACTAAAAGAAAATGACCACGCATTGGATGCAGTAAGATATGCAGTATTTATTGATAACAAAGAGCCAAACATTGTTCAAATTATTAAAAAGCCAAATATGATAAGATAAACACACAAAGTAAAAATTAGTAAGAATTGTGTATAATAAAGCAAAAATTGTGTTTACAAAAAATAAAAGAGGTGATTGATGAGTACAAGTGCAACTATTACACAAATTGATTTACCAAATGTAAAGTTTGAAAAATTAGAAACGATACAAGGTAAAATTAAAATATGTGATGATTTCTACACAGGAGCATTAAAAGTTTTAAATAACACATATTTGCCAAAATGGACGGGTGAAACAGATGCAGGGTATAACACAAGAATTGCATCAACAACTTTTGTAAATATGTACGCACCTGTGGTTGATGGGTTAGCAGGCTTAGTAACAAAAAAACAACCAACATACACAGGTTTTGAAGAACTACAACTTGATAACATAGATTTGAAATACAATGATGTAACAAGTTTTATAAAAACTACAATAAAAAAATCAATCACAAATGGAATATGTTTTGTAAGTGCAGAAACAAATAAAAAACTTAATCGTTCATTTTTAAAAAGATATGAGTATAAAGATTTATACAGTTATGAAATTGAAGATAATGTGTTAAAACAAATTGTGTTTAAAGAAATAATTGAAGTTAAAAATGGAAGATTTGGTGTACAAGAGCAAGAAAGATACATTGTGTTTAAAATTGGTGGTGGTGAGGTTTGGTATAGCGACTTAAAAAACACAAATGCAGAACTAAAGATGCAAGATGAATGGAGTAATAATTTAAAAGAAATTCCACTTGTTGCAGTAATTACAGGAAAAATTTTAACACCATACGAAGTTGTACCAAAATTACTTGATATTGCAATAATGAATAAAGTACACTTAAATCTTGAAAGTAGCCTTGCAAATGTACTTGGTGTTGTTGGTAGCCCTGTGCCTGTGTTTTATGGGCAAACAAGTGAAAACAGCGTAACAATTGGTGTAAAAGATGCACTTGTATTTGCAGATAGACAAAAAGAGGGTTTTGAGTATGTTGAAATTGAGGGTGCAAGTGTTGGAAAGTTGCAAGAAAAGATAAAAGAAACAGAAAGCCAAATTGATAAATTAACATTTAACCTTTTAATGAATGACAATAGTCAAACAGTAATTGATGCACAACAAAAGCAAAGTAAAAACACATCTTTTTTAAGTGATATTGCAAGTGAGTGTGAAAGTAAATTTGAAAGACTGTTTAAGTTTATGTTAGAACTTGAAAACAAAACAATATCAAAAGATGCAAATTTTGAAATGCAAAAAGATTTTGATGCAACATATATTAATTTAGAGATTGCATTTAAAGCATTGCTTGCAGGTCAAATGAGCAGAGATACTTTTTACACAGTTTTAAAAACAGGAAGATTGCAAAAAGATTTTGATATTGACACAGAAAATGAAAAAATAGAAAAAGATTTGGTGGGATAATATGCTTGATATTACAAATGTTGATAATATAATTGATTTTGAACTAATTGCAGAAAATAAAAAAATTGAAGATGCAAGCGATGAAAAGTTTAAAGAAATACTACTTGGAATTATTGTATCAATAAACAGCGGTGAAACAGTAGCAGAAACAAAATCATATATTAACAACACAAATGTAAACGAAGATTTAAAAAGCAATTTAAGAACATTTGTAAATGAACAGGTTGAAAACATAACAGGTGAAAAAGATAAACTTGATTTTGAAAAAACAATAATTGCAGGTTACACATTTAATGAACTTGTTGAACAAAGAAAAAATACAACAAAAAAACAATTAACACGGTTTATGGTGCAAGCACAAGATGTGTTGGCGGAAGAAAAAGCACAAATAAAGCAATTGATAAATGATGAACTAAAAAGATATAAACAATCAATTGAAACTTTTTACAGAACACAATCAAAAAGTGCAAGAGAATATGGATATGGTGTTGTAGAAAAGAAATTGTCAAAAGAGGTAAAAGGCTGGATTAGTATTGCGGTACTAGACAATAAAACAAGTGCAATTTGTATGAGCCTGCACAACAAGTATTATGAAAAAGGAACACAATATAAAACACGGTTTGATTTACCTTACCAAATACCACGGCATCCAAATTGTAGAAGTATGTTTGTTGCAGTATTTAAAGGAAAGTCGATACAATCATATAAAGAAAAAAACCTTGAAACATTTTTAAAGCAAAATGAAGCAAGAGGAAAGGAGTTAATGGGAATTGAGAAATATAGACTATTTAAAGAAAAAGATATAAAGTTGGTAAACTTTGTTGATGTTAAGGGCAAAAGGTTTTACACAAATAGTGAAATAAAAAAGAGATTAAATCTCAAATAAAATTTATGGAGTTAAAAAATGAATGAGTTATTAGAATTACTTGGATTAGTAGATGAAGCAAAAAAAGAGCAAGCACAAAAACTTGTTGATGCAGTAAAATTAAAAATATCAGAACTTGATGAAAAAATTAGTGAGCAAGAAAAATTAAAACTTGATGCTATAAGTTCAAGAGATGAGATAAAATCTAAATTAAAAAACGTAGCAAATGGGCTTGGAGTTGATGCAGAAAATGTTATTGAAGCAATTGAAGCAATTAAAAGCAAAAAAAGCGGTGGTGATGATGTTAAAGATAAAGAGATTGCACAGTTAAAAGGTGAGATTGAGCAATTAACAAACACATTAAATGAAACAAAAACACAAACATCAAAAGAAATGCTTAAAATGGCACTAGCAAATGAAGTTGCAATTGCATTACCAAAATACAATGCAAAGAAAAATGGATACAATTATATCATTAGTGAGGTTGAGAAAAAAGCAGTTTTTGAAGATGGAAAAGCAATGTTTAAAAATGAAGATGGAACAACATTAAGAATTGATGGAAAAGATGCAACAGTTGATGATGTTGTAAAAATGATGTATGAAGCAGAAAAAAAATCAAATGAAAGTATGTTTTTTAATATAGATGTTCAACAAAGCGGTGCATCAGGAAATGGTGGTGGTAAAGTTATTCAAGACTTTATACCTTAAAAATTATATATTTTGTGTTATAATTGATTAATTTGATGGACTTCAACACAAGTGTTAATGATTGGATTATCAATAAACACACAACACAAAAAATAAATCAAAAAAAGAGGAAATAAAAATGGCAACAATTGCAGATGTTATTTTAAATAACAATTGGAAAGCAACAAGTGTTAATAAATCAACACAAATGAATGCAGTATTAAACAGCGGTATTGTAACAACAACAGGGCAAGAGGTAACAGATTTACTTAATGCTATTAATGAGCAAAATGTACAATCAAAGATTACAACATCTTTAGTTGAGTATCCTTGGGCAGAGGGTAACCTTGGTGATGCAAGTGGAACAACAGCAACAGCACTTGCGGTTGGATTTGAGGAAGTTAATGTTAAAACATTCTATGTAAATCAATGGTGGAATGTAAGAACAATTCAAAAAGACCTTTTAAAAACATCAACACCAAATCTTGTTGTAAATGAGTTTATGGGTAGATTTTGGGCAGAAACATACAACAAAATTATTGCATCAACAATTACAGGTATTGCAACAGATATTACAGAACTTGTAAACGGTGATGGAATGGCAACATTTACAGATAACCTTGTTATTGACACAATGTTGTTAAAAGGTGATATGGGTATGCAAGGGTTGTACTCTATGCAAATGAACTCAAAAACATTTGCAAGTTCTAAGAAAAAAGCACCATCAAGCTTTACACAAACATTTGGTGCGCCAATTACACAAGTTGTTAATGGTGTTGAAACAACAATTCAAGGAAAACCAACAGGTTGGGTTTACAATGGATATGTAAAAGTTGTTATTGATGATGTAATGCCAGATGGGAAAATTGCATTAATTGATGAGGGTGCATTTGCTTGGGCAGAAAAAGATAACATTGAAAAGCCTATGATGTACAATGAAGATGCAAAAGCAGGAAATGGTGCAGGAAGTGAAGATTTTGGAACTAAAAAGTTATTTATCTTACATCCACTTGGTTTTAACTTCAAAGGTGTACTTGGAACAGACTATGCAAGCAAATCAGGTTTAACACTTGCAGAATTACAAGGTGGTGGATTATACGAACTTGCAGTTGATGTAAAATTATCACCAATTACAATTCTATGGATTGCACTTTAATTAAAATGAAAATATCACAACCTTTATTGGTTGTGGTGTAAATAAAATACAAGGAAAATATTATGGCAAAAAGTAAAGCAGTACAAACATTACTTGCAACAGCAATTGCACTTGCAGGAACAATTGAAAATGAAGATTTAAACAAAGCTATTGGTAAACTTGAAGCACTTGAAGATGCAACACACTCAAACACAGAATATAAAAATCTTAAAGATTTAGTTGATGAGTTAGAAAATGATGCAGGTGGTGATAATCCAAAAGGTGAAGAAAGCACACAAACAGATGAAACACCAAAAGACAATAAAGAGAAAAAAACACAAGTTGATGATGCAGGTGGTAATGAGCCAAAAGAAAAGCCAAAAAGATTAAATTATGCAGGTATTAGAATGATTGGCAACAAATGGTATTCAATCAAAGATAAATACAAAAAATCATTTGCAACAGCAGATGAATGTGCAAAACATTTTAATTCATAAAGGCTAAAAGATGATATTCGTACCATTTACAGAAGAAAACTATGAGATTGCAAGCAGTTATTTAAGTGTTGCAGATGCGGATGATATTATTCTAAAGCAAAACAATGCAGAAAATTGGGAAGATGCAACAGATGAAGTTAAACAAATGTTGTTAATTCAATCAAGCTATGCAGTTGATGGTGCATTGATGTATCAAGGTGCGAAAACATCAGAAAATCAACTTTTAAAATATCCACGGGATGGTGTTTTTACATTGCCACAAAACATAAAATTTGCAACAGCACTTACAGCATTAAAGTTTAGCAATGATGATATATTCAAAAATGTAAAAAGTGAAATGATTGCAAAACATATGACTGTGTATTTTGATAAACTAGAAATTGATGATGATGTGCTTGTGTTCTTAAAGCCTTTGAGAGCAAAAACAATTAAAGTTGCAGGAATAGAGTATGAATAATACAAGATTAATTTCAAAGTATGGTGAAAGAATAGCACTAAACGGTGTAAACACAAAAGCATATTTTGAAGACAGCAAAAAAACATACTATGTTTCAAAGAATGCAATATACACATCATTTGATATTGAAGTTATACACACAAAAGAAAATGTGTTGCTTGATGATGTGATTGTGTTAAAAAATGAAAACTTTGGTGTAATTGAGGCAAAACCTGTGTACACAAGCGGAAAGTTATCTTATTGTGAAACTCTATGTTATAAAGATGATTTTGACAAGCAAATTACAATAAAAAATCAATCATTAAATACACAGGGGTGTAATTTACCAAATGTAAGCACAAATGAGCCAATAACAGCAAATGCAAGACTTAAAACAGTTAAGCCAACAGATTATTTGCAATTTGCATTGCAAGGTGCAAAAGTGCCAACACACATTTTTGTATTAAAATATATTGATAATGTAAGTGCAAGTGATTTAATTGAATGGGGTGAAAGAAACTTTGAAGTTTTAACAATTGAAAACATCAATGAAACAAACACGCTATTGGCAATAAATTGTATTGAGGTGCTATGATGTTTAAATTTGATTTTGATAATTTTGCAAAAAACGCATTAAGTGAAATTGGTGATGTTCTTGTTGATAAAGCAAAATCAAATATGGATAAAGTTTCAGTTGGTAGAGTTTACATTATTGGTGGAAAAGCACACATTGCATCAAGAGCGGGTGAAAGTCCAAACAATCTAAGCGGTGCATTAAACGACACAATAAGATTTGAAATTGACAAAAACACACTTGAATTTGGTGCAGGAAATGAAAAAGTGGATTATGCAAAATATCTTGAAGATGGAACATCAAAAATGGATAAAAGACCAAATTACACAAAATCAATATTGGAAAGTAAATCAAAAATTGACAAAGTGATAAATGATGAATTAGATAAAAACATAAGGTTTGAAAATGTTTGATGCAATAGTAAAAAGAATGATGGCAAATATTCCACAATATACACAACTTTTTGACACATACACACAAAACACAAGTTGTGTTACACAAAACAACACAATTTCAATTGCTGGTGCAGATGGTGAATACACAATAAGCGGTGGAGTTGATGGAATAGCATCAAAGAGTTGTTTGAATGATTTACACAGTTTTGAAAATGGTGTTGCACTTGCACAATGCTTTTTCGGAAACGACCAACTAACACATAATATTACTTTACACAAAGTAAATGTTGGAACAGCAATAAAAAGAGATTTTGCACTTGAAATGATGGTGGATAAAAAAATAAACAATATTGCAATTGTATATTGGGATGCAACACAAAACACACAAAATAATTACAAATATTCAATAAGTCAAGACAACACACAAATGATACAAGTAAAGTTTGGTGTAATGTATAAAATAAAAGCATCAGATTTGCAAGTGATTGGTGGATGCAATGATGTAATTGATAAAGTAATTGCAAATAGTGTAATTGAAACAGGTGATGAAGATAAAACACTAATAAGATTTGACAATGTGAAAGATAGATTTTTTGCAGAAAAGTTTTATTGTGTTGATATGGCTTTTTCTTATCTTGAAGATATGAAAATTAATGATATAATTAAAAACAGAGTTAAGCACTTTGAAGCATTGCTTGATGATGTTAAAATAAACTAACAAGGGGAAACTATGGCAGATTTACAAGCGCCAATTATAAATTGGCAAGTAATGGCAGGTGATAGTAAAGCAGGTTTTGGCGAACAAAGAATTTTGCTAATTGCACAAGCAACAGGTGAAGCAGTAGCAAAAGGATTGCTTGAAGATGTACAGCAAACAGAAATTGAAACACTTTGTGGTGCAAACAGTATGGCAACAATGGCATACAATAGAATTAAAAAGTACAACAAAGCAAATGAAATTGATATTATTCCACTTGCAGAGCCTGTGGGTGCTACAAAAGCACAAGGTGGAATTAGCGTAACGGGAACAGCAAGCGAAAACAAAACATTAAACTTTAAAGTTGGTGATGATGCGTTTGAGTTTAGTGCAACAGTTATAAAAGATGAAACAGCAGGTGAAGTTGCAATTAAAATTATGAATGCAATTAATGCAAAAAATTATCCATTTACAGCATCAATTGATGCAGGCGATACAGGATTGGTTTTAATTGATTTTGATATTGCAGGTGAAGTTGCAAATGGAATTACATCAAGAATTAACACAAGAGTTCTTGGGTTATCTTTTTCAGTTGTTCAATTTACAGGTGGTGCAGGTGCTTATGATGTAGATGGAATTTTTGACAATGTAAACAAAAGATACCAAACAGTATTGTTTGATAGTGCAATGAATTTTGATGCAGTTGAAGAATGGCTTGAAAGCAGAGTAAATATGAGCAACACAGTAAAAGGTGGTAGCGGTATTACTATGATGAATGGAAGTTACACAACTGTTAAAAACTTTGCAAATAGTAAAAATTCAAAAACAATGGTTGTTATTGGAAATGTTGATGAAATGAAATACAACGCATTGCCATTACTTGCAACAGCAGAATTTGGTGCAAAAAGAGCATTAAGGCTTACAGATGGTGCAGTTATTGGAAGTTTAGTTGTTGAAGCACAAGAGGCATTTGGTGGAATTAATAAATCATCGTTACCTTACCACAACACACCAATGAGTTATGACCAACCAAAAAATGAATTAATCATTGAGCAAGTACAAGATTTAAATGATGCAGGAGTAAGTTTATTTGTACCTGCAACAATTGGTGTTGTTTTAGGAACAATGGTAACATTATACAAATATGATAACACAGGAATTGAAGATAAAACTTTTAAATATCTTAATGCGGTTGATACATCACTTGCAGTTCAAGAATATTTATTTGTAAATTCACAAAAAGAGTTTGGGCAAACAAGAGCAACAGGCGGTGATTTAGTTGCAGGTGTTGCAATGACAAACACGGTAAGTGTAAAAGCATATATTGTTGGACTTTATGAAGATATGGTTGCAATGGCACTTGTTCAAGGTGGAGCAGAGGCAATTAAATCTTTTAAAAAGACTTTAACAGTATCACTTGATGTTGCAAGCGGTATTTATAGCGTTTATGCACCAACAGCAATTGTGTCACAGTTTAGAGGTTTAAGCGGTGTTGTTGCAATTGGCTATGAATTTAATTAATAAGGGGTGATATATGGAATTAGTAAACGCAAACACGGTTGTTGTTAATGGGCAAACAGTTGCAGTTGTAGAAAAGCCAAAATACAAAAGAGGTGTGCCAAAAGTTGAAGTAAAAACAGCAACAATTGGTGATAAAGTACAAGTTTATGAAAATGTTGATTATACAGAGGCAACAGGTGAGGTTGTAATTAAAATTCAACCAACATCAGAAAATATTGAATTGCTTGAAAATTGGCAAGACAATATCGGAAAAAATGCAATTAGAATGGTTGATAGTAGAACAGGCTTTACAAAAACATTTAACAATATGAGCATTATGGAAGATGTAGAAATTGATTTTGGAACAGAAATTGAAGTTACATTTACAGGGGGGCAAGGTATTTAATATCTTGTTTTTGATATAATCCGTGCAAGGTTAAAGCCTTGCACAAATAAAACTAAAAGGGCAAATTTATGGAATACGAACTAAAAAAACCACTACAAGTGTATAACAAAGAAAAAGGTGAGTACGAAGCAGAAAACACAATTGTTGTAAGCTTTAAAGGCAAAAAAGGACTTCAAACAATAAAAAGATTGCAAGATGTTATTTTTAAAACATTTGCAGAGCAAGCAAAAAAAGAAACACCAAAAGAAAACAAAAAAGAAAGTGGTGAGCCAATAAAGGTTGATGAAGTTTTTGATATTTTGGAAATGACAGGACAAAGTGAAAAATTGTTTGATGAGGTTGTAAACTCACTTAAAGTGTTTGGTGAAGTAGGAAACATCAAGTTAAAAGATGATTTGATTGATGAAATTGATATTGATGATTTAGATGGATTGTATCAAGAGGTGCTAAAGCATTTTTTATTGCCAAAAATTACATCAAAGATGAACAGTTTGAGCAAATAGCATTTGATATTGCATATTTTATGAATGGTGCAGTTGATTATTTCTATTTGTTACACAAAGCAGATGTAATTGAATTTATGAATTTACACAAAAAAGTTGTTAAGTTAAGTAAAAGACAACAACAAGATTTAAAAACAAAATAAGGTTAAGATGATGTTTGATTATTCGGTTAAGTTTTCAGCAGTTGATAAAATAAGTGAAAAGATAAATGCAATAAATGAAAAAATGGAAAGTATGAGTAATAGGGCAAAACAGGCATCATCTAAAATAAAAAATGAATTGGGAAATATAAAATTAACAAGCGAATTTAAATTAAAAATACAAAATGCACTTGATGGTATTGATAAGATAAAAAATAAAATGGATGGTTTTAGAAACACTGGTAAAGAGATATTTCAAAAAGGAGTATCATTCTTAACAAGTGGTGCATTAACTACACCACTGCTTTATTTTGTAAATCAGTTCTCAAAAATAGAAGATGCAACAGCATCATTTACACCATTGCTTGGTGGTGTAGAAAAAGCAAATGAATTGGTGCAAAAATTAAATGAAACAGCATCAACAACACCATTTCAGTTTGAAACACTAGCAAGTCAAGCACAGCAATTATTGCCAATAATGAATGGGGATATACAAAAAGTTATTGAAACAACAAGAATGTTGGGAGATACAGCAGGTGGAAACGCACAAAAATTAGACAGCATAACAAGAGGCTTTACGAAAGCAATGCTTAAAGGTAAAGTTGATATGGAAAGTTTAAATATGATTGGCGAGGCAGGAGTGCCAATATTTGACCAATTAGCAAAAACAATGGGGTTAAAGGTAAACGATGCTTTTTTTAAAATGATTAGTGCAGGAGAAATAACAACTAACGATTTAACAAAAGCATTTAAAAAAATGACATCAGAGGGTGGATTGTTTTACAAAGGTATGGAAATAGCAAGTGAAACAACATCAGGTAAATGGAGTACATTAAAAGATAATGTTGCTTTGACATCAGCAAAGATTGGTGAAGTTTTGGCACCAACGGTAAAAGAAACAATTGATAAATTTACTGAAATTGCACAAAAGGTAAAAAGTTGGGTTGAGCAAAACAAAGAGCTAGTAAAAACAATAACAAAATGGACTTTAATAATAGGAGGTGCATTGCTTACACTTGGTGCATTATACGCAATAGTAGGTATTGTTAGCATGGCAATAGGTGGCTTAACTTTTATATTTACAGGATTAAGTTTTGTAATTAAAGCAGTACAGCTTGCAACTGTGTTGTTTAATGCTACGCTATGGGCAAATCCTATTACTTGGATTATTGCAGGTGTAATTGCATTGATTGGTGCAATTGTTGCATTAATATATTATTGGGAAGACATAACAAAATGGGTTGGCACACTATGGGATAAATTCACAGGATTTGTTGCATCACTTAATATTGTTGAAAATGCAATTGGTGGAGTTAGAGCAGTATTTGAAACATTAACAGCACCAATAAGATATGTAAATGAGTTAATTGATAGTTTTTTAAGTAAATTTGAAATATATAATAAAGCAAAAGCAAAAGTTCAAGATGTTGCAGGTGCAATTGAAAATCAAGCAAGCAATGCTTGGGAAAATACAAAAAGTTTTTTTGGATTTGGAAATGAAGCACCAACACAAGATGGAACACAAATTGATAACACAAATAAAAATCACACAGTTGTTGATGTAAATATTCAAGCAACAGGTGGCACAGTAACAGAACAAAATGCACAATCAAATGGCGGTAGGGTAAAATTAAACACAGCAAGTAATGGGGTATAAAAATGACAAATCTTTTAATATCAAAAATTGATGATATTCAAGTTGTGCAAGTTGGTGAAAGTAAAATATCAATTAAGCACAAAAAATGTGAAAGCAACAAGCCTGCGGAAAAAGGAAAAAATCCATTTGAAGAAAATGAGGGTGGGGAAAACAAATCAATTGACCTTGGGGCAGGTGCAAAAAAATTTAAAATAAAATTATACACATTTGATAAAAGCGAAACAAACAGATTATTTGATATTTTATATAACACAAGATATTGCACGGTAACAGATAAGTTTTTTGGAAAAATAAAAGTTTATATTGATGGCTTGGATGTAACGAATAGCGATAAGCATATTACAAAAACAATATTTAGTATAAATGCAACAGTACAAGATATTGAAAAGTTACCAACAGTTAATGCAGAGGCACAATTAAAAAACACAATAGCAGATTTTGAACTTGAACTTGAACAAAAGGCACTTGAATTTGCAGAAACAATTAAAACAGTAGATGAAACAATAATTGATGAAATAATTGATGCGGTTGAAACAGGTGTAAAATTTATTGATGATGCACTTCAACTTGTAGAAGATGGATTGCAAGCGGTATTGGATTTGCAATTTATGGCATTTGATGTGTACAATGGAGTAATGGCAAGAGTAAACAGAATTAAAAGAATTGGTGAAACTTTAAAATTGATACAAAAATTACCAAATGATTTTGCAAAACTTTTAAAAAATATGACAGATACACAAACATCAAAACCTGTTGAGATATTTACAACAAAAACAAAAAAAGGTGTTGTTGTAAAAAGCTTAGATGAAAGTTTAAATTATTTGTCACAATTAGAACTTGAAAAAGTAAAAAAAGATTTTAGTGCAAATCAATTATTAAACTTAATGACAGCAATTGGTGAAATGAAACAGGCATTGACAAAAGAATATAAAAGCCAACAAGAATTTGATGAGCAAGTTGAAGTTTGTATTGAAAGATTGGAATATACAACACTAAGTTATGATAAGGTAGTAAATGCACAGCAAATATTAAAAGCATACTCAAATCAAAAACAAATACAAAGATTGATTGATTATGAAGTAAAGCAAGAAACACCATTAACACAAATAGTTTTTAATCTATATGGAAATTTAGATAATTATGATGATTTAAGACTTTTAAACAACCTTGCAGACAATGATGCAGTTGTTGGAATAATAAAGGTGTATGATGAAAATATTAGTTAATGGCACAGAGTACAAATTTAACGAAGTTGAAACACTTGAAGATGTTGGAAGTGTAGCAAGACAATTTACGATTGTTGAAAAATCAGAAAAGCAAAACTTTAATATTGATGATATTGTTGAAATATATGATGATTTTGAAAAGTTAATAATAAAAGCATCTATTGAATACATTGAAGCAAATCTTGATGATAAAACAAGTGAATTTGTGTATGCAGGCAGAAATGATGCAAAATTTATTGTCGATTGTTATGCAGACAAAACAACACAGTTTTCACAAGGTCAAAAAATAAACACAGTTTTAAGTGAAATTGCAACACCATTTGGATTACAAGTTATTGGTGATGCACAATTACCACAGCAAGACATAAAAACAATTTTAATTGGTGATAAAATAATTGATGCTTTTTTGGAAATTGCAGAAAGTGCAGGAAAAATATTAACAAGTGATGCACAGGGCAACATACAAATTGAATTTGAAGCAAAAAACAAAAGTGATAAAATATTGCAGTTTGGAACAAATATTGTAAAAAGAAAATTTGTAAACGACACAACACAATTGTATGACAAATACACAACAGTATCACAAAGCAATTATTTAGTAAAACAACAACAAGATGTGTTTGTAAAGGGTGAATATGGAAGTGGAAAATTTACAAAAGTAAAAGTTGTAAAAAATTGTTTAACAACACAAGAGTGTGAAAATGTATCACAAATAGATTATAAAAAAGATGTTAGAAAAACTTTTAAATATATTGCAACAATAAACAATATTCAATTAGAAACTAATACACAATATTTTATAAAAGATACACAATTAAACATTAATGAGCAAATGAATTGTAAAACAATACAGCATATAAAAAAAGAAGATACAAAAGAAATAATTGCAATTTTTGAAAAGGTGCTTTAAATGATTAGGTTTGCATTTATAACAAGAATGATAAAAAGTTTTTTAACAGAAATTAAAAGCATAGGTGGAACAACACAAAACAGATTTATTTCACCAAAAGGTTTATACTCAAAGCCAAAAAATGAAAAAGCAATTATTATAAATCTTGCAAATGGTGCAAATCAAGATGTTGTTATTGCATTGCAAAAAGATGTTGAATTGCAAGATGGTGATGTATATGTAACAGATGATAAAAGTTATATACATTTTCATTTTAAAGATGGTGCAATTGAAATGAAAACAAAAAAGTTAATTCAAAACACAGATGAGCATATTATTAACACAACAAAATTTTCAATAAATGCACAACAAACAGAGTTTAATGGTGGAAGTATTACGCATAATGGAACAACAATTGATGATACACACGACCATACACAAACAGCAGGTGATGATTTTGGAGCAGGTGGAATAACAACACCACCAAATTAAAAAGGGGTTTTTTAAATGGATTTTGCACTTACAGATAATCTTGATTTACTTATTGAAGATAATGAAATTAAAACACAGATTAATGGTGAAACAACACTTATTCAAGCATTTTTCACAGATGCAAGGATAAAAGAACAAAGAGGATATTGGTTAGATATACAAATGAGCGATGTTTGGCAGTATGACCAAAAAAGACTTACACAAGAAACAGCAAATAATTTAAACGAAACAGCAAGAGAAATTGCAGATGCACTTGTGTTGGAAAAGCTATACACAAGAATTGAAACAAGCACATCAATTAATGATGGAGTTTTAACACTAAACATAAAAGCATACGATAATAAAAATCTTGTGGTTAATCGTAAATTTGCAATATAAGGGGTAATGTGTGGAAGATATTTTTAAAAAGTTAAAAACAGATTTTGAATATATAACAGGCTTTATATATAAAGGATTGGTTAAAGCATTAGGTGCGGGTTATGCAAGCAGGCTAAAAGAGTTTGATGATAAATTAAAATTTATAGAAAAAAATGCTTTTATTGCAACAGCAGATAAAGATTATTTATATCTAAATGCAAGCCAAATATTACCGCCAGACCCTGCGGAAGTTGCAAACGGTGTTGTAATATTTTATGGTGTAAGTGGTAGTGTTATACCTGCAAATAGAGAAATAAAAGATGATAATGGTGTATTTAAAACAGTAAGTGATGCAACAATATCGGAGTACACATTAAATGGAACAGTTGTTGTTGATAATGGCACAGCAACATTAAGTGTTGCAAATCAATTAACAAATACAACAGCACTTATAAATGGAATATCAAAGCAAATAACAGTAATTGATGAAAATACAATACAGTTTGATAGTGATGAATTGCAAAATGGTGATGCAGTAATATTGATTGTGCAAAGAGCAGTTGCAAATGTAATTGCAAGTGATGCGGGTGCAGATTTCAACAGGTCGTTAAATGATGTATTAAAATTAAAAGTTACTATTGCAGGAGTAAACACAGAACTTGGTGTATTGCAAATAAGTGGTGGTAAAGATGATGAGAGTGTTGAGGATTACAGAAAAAGAGTGATGGAATTTATGGCAAATCCACAAGCACCATTTAGCAAGCCAAATATTAGATATGTAAACAAAAAAAAATTAAGCACATTAAAATATGTGTGGGTTAAAAATAATGATGATGATAATGCAATTAAAGATGGTGAAATAAAAGTTGTAGCATTAAACAATGATTATGGTTTAACGGCATATGAAATTGAGCAGATAACAAAAAACACATTATCAATATCACCTGCAAATTTTACAAGTACAGCAATAAGTGTAACAAATGCAACTGTTGAAAATGTAGATATTGTTATTCAAGATTTATCACCTGCAAGTGATGGATTAAGAAATGAAGTTAAAAAGAACTTGCAATACTTTTATGATGCAGATATGTTTGAAAAAACAATAACACAAGCAAATCTTGAAGCAATAATTTATAAAACAACAAACGGTGCAGAAACAGTTGAGAGTTTTACTTTAGTTAGTGGATGGAAAACAGCAGAAAATTATAAATTTTGGAAGTTAAACGATGTTATTTTTCAATAGAGAAAATCAAGAACAAAAGTTTTTAAACTATTTACCAAAAGGTAAAGTTTTTAAACAGGCAAGATTGCAAGGTACGAATTTTAATAAATTCATAAAGTGGATTGCAAAAGGTTTTGAATGGCTAGTTGATAGATATAATCTTTATTTTAGAGGTTTATTTATATGCGAAAGTATATTTTTGATTGACAAATTTAAAAAAGATTACAGTATTCCAAATAAAGTTTTTTATCAAACAACAGATGAGGAACATCAAGTTGATGTAAAAGTATTAAGATATTTGATGCGGGGCAATACAACTTGGCATTTTAAAACAATAGCACAAATGTATGGGTTATGTATTGGTGTACAAAATGGTGTTGATTATTTTAGAAAATCAAGAATACCAAATCAAATACCACATAAATTATATAGTGATTTTGGAAACACAAACAATATTATGGTTGTGACACTATATCAACAAGATGCAGATATTTTGCCACACTCAATACCACACAAGCTTGGTGCAGGCTTGAAATTAGAGAAAATAAAAAGTATTTTCGATAAAATAAAGCCAGCACATACAAAAATATTATACTTACAGGGGGATTATGAAATTGAAGTGACAACAATAAAAGATATTTTACCACATAGTGTGCCACACACTCTTGGAAGTATAATTGAAACAAAAATAATATACAAGGAGCAGGAACAATGCGAACAAACAGAAATATGTGTAAAGGGGTTATAAAATGAGAGATTTTAATACAAAAATTGACAATGACAATACAAGTGCAGGGGTGGTTGTAGCAGATGAGTACAACTCAATTTTTAGAGAAAATAAAAATGTTGTAGCACCATTTATTGGTTTAAATGAAGCAGATAATCAACAAATGGCAAAAGCAATTGATATTGCAACAAAAGCAAATTTTTATTACGACACGGGAACAGTAAACACAATACAACTAACAAGAAGTGCAACAACACAACAGCTTGAAACACTTGTTGATGGCATAATGTTTACATTCATTCCTGCGGTACAAAACACAGGTGCAACAACATTGCAACTTAAAAGCTTAACAGCAAAACCACTTTATTATAATGGTGCGGTATTAACAGCAGGAACACTTAAAACAGATACAGCATACACGGTTAAATATTCATCATCTAATAATAGATTTGATATTTTAAAAACATTTAGTGCAGGTACAGGAACAAGTGGTGTATTAAGTCAAGGATTTGTTAAGCCAAATAATAGCATTCCATTATTTGTTAAGGTAAATCCATCATCAATAAAAATTCCAACAGGAACAAGCATTGTTGTTGGAAGTAACACAACAACACTTGCAAGTGATTATACATTATCATTAAATGATGATTTAGACACAGGAATTAAAACAGGTGGTACAGATTACTATGTATATGCAAAAAGTGATGGAACATTTTATTTAAGTGCAAATGATGCAATAATAGCAGATAGACTTATTGGCGGTTTCCATTATGGTTTAGTAGGTGAAGCAGAAAGTGCAACAGGAAACAAAACAGAAAGCGATATGGCACAAATTAGAGGAATTAACTCTTATTCATTTTGGGATTTAAAATTTAGACCTGTTGCATCACCAAAAGGAATGGTTTTTGTAAAAGGTAGATGGTATGATATTTATTTGTGTAGTAATGAGCATATCACAAATGGAACATCAAAAGCAGGTGCAACAATTGCAGGTGGTGCATTAACAAATGGTAGGGCATATCCAAAAATACCACTTGAATTTGGTGGAGATAATACACTTACTTATGGAAGTTTTAAATGGTTTCACGCTTGTGAGATTGCAAAAGCAAACGCAAAACAACTTATTGATTATGCAGAATTTCAAACAATTGCATATGGTGTGCAAGAGGGTGTTGATGCAAGTGCAGTTGATGGCGGTGGTGCAACAGTTGAGCATTATGATTATCTAACATCAAAATGGGGTATTGAACAGGCATCAGGTACGCAATGGATTTGGGGTAATGATTTGGCAAATGGATATGGTACAACATCGTTTTCTTGGCAAAATGTTGCAGAGAGTAGAGGGAAAATTTATGCAACATCAAATGCACCTGTTGCGGTGATATTGGGCGGTTACCGTG